TAATACCTACGACGCCCACAGCACCTAGCGATTGGTAAGGTTCAATTAGGTGGGATTTACCGTCATGCCCTTCTAGGGGCATAAGTGAAGGTATAGTCAGCATAGCATTGTGACGTGCACGCTGTAGAAATTGTTCTCGATGAACTGATAGTTTATCATAACGGTCTTGTAAAGCCATGATTACGTGACCTCTTTCGAGATTGAAATCCCACTGCTAGTAGTAGCGGTAGTAGGCTTTTCTTTAGAATTACGTGCCAATAACCGTTGTTTCTCAGCATCAGTTTTGTAAGGAATTGTTTCAACTGTTGGTGCTATTTCTGGTTTTTCAACTGGTGCGGCCTGAGTAACTGTTCTTTTGTTTCCTCGGTTTCCCATTAATGACGTTAGCGTACCCACAAACGACAATGCCTGCATGGTTACACCCTCCCAGGTATGCTAATGCCAGCCCTAGTAGGTGTCCCGTCTCGGCCTGAGACAAGTTGACTACGTTGAGTGGCTTGGAGTCGGCGTGTATTTTCTCCGGGGGCTAGACCTCCGGGTTCTTCTTGCCGAACTGATGTGTCGGGCGTTGGGGATACAGTTGGTGCAGCCGGTTCTTTTTTACCGCCCATAATTTTTCCAACGAACCCCATTATGCTATCTCCTCATCATCACCCACGATATTAATACCGGTGCGCCTAGACGTGACTAAGTCACTACGCCCAGTTCGGGCTTGAATCTGCTGCCTAGTCCGTCGCGCCTCCGCAAGACCCTCGGACATGTTGGGGTCAATGTCCCTGCGGGCTTCTTCAACTTTGGGTGCTTCAGGCATTGGTGTGTCTTCTTCCCCACCTCCGAATAAACTTGTCAAGAACCCCATTGGGTACCTCCATATTCAGTATGTTTGAGAAACCCCCGGTACATTCAAATCCAATACGTTTAAGAATGTCTCGGTATTCTGGGTTCTTATGAGTAGCAAGCAATAAATCAGCCTGCAAATCTATGTAAGCGTACCCTAGTAGATTAACTAAAATAGGCAATGTTAGCCACCTGCCTTGATACTTAGGGTCAGAACATGCGTGTAAAGCCCACGCAATCTTGGGTTCTTCACAAAGTGGAGTGAACCACACGTATGCTACAGGGATATTAGGACTAGTCGGAGATGTCTTCTCGACGGAGAATAGGACTGTGGATTTCTTCAAAATCACTAGAGGCCAAGTGTACGGGTGCCATTGACTCACGTTTTTGTCCAGTTGAGTCCATTGGGGACTGTCCTCCGTCATGTGTATCAATTCCATTGTCTTCCCTTAGCGCTTGGACTAAATCATTAACTAAAGCACGCTGACCCGCGATAAATGCACCTCTACGAAGTTCACCTTCGTTAAGCCCCGCCCACCCTTTCATGTTGTACGGTAACTCAGGGTGTTTTACTTGTTCATCTAGCATTTCAATAAGGTCATTAGAGTACTGTGGTATGTTTTTCATAGTGTGTGTTCTTAGTTCTTGGTTCTGTATGGTATATTGGGGAACAAAAAAAGGGGACCGAAGTCCCCTGTAGTAAACTATTCGCAGCTACGTTCCCCAGTTTCAGGGTCAACATAGCACGCCAATGGTTCTTCATCTTTTGGGTCAGTGGGTGCAACTAAGATACCAAAGCGCTTACCTCCGGGATTAAAAGTGGTGCATCCTTTAGCCCCACCTTCCCACGCTTTCATGTATATGGCCTTAAAGTCTTCCCATTCCATGTCTGGTGACACGTTGCATGTTTTACTAACCGCAGAATCTACGTATTTTTGTGCTTCCAACAGGACTGCTAAGTGGTCATCGGCTGTGCACTCAGTAGCAGTTTTGCCATCTACACCAAACACACGCTTACCATAGTCCACGACAGGCACTACACGTTGTCCAGTCTCTGTTTGGATAGTACGGTCATACCTTAAGCTAAACACTGGTTCAATCCCAGATGACACGTTGTCTGCTGCAATACTAATTGTTCCAGTAGGTGCAATGCTAGTCAAATGAGAATTACGAATACCATAAGTTTTAATTAGTTCCTTTACCCAATCTGGTAGCGTTGACGCAAACGTTCCTTTGTGTAGGTATTCATCTTCTTCATACAAAGGAAAAACACCCTTTTCCTTAGCGAGGAGTGCTGACGATGCGTATGTGTTATTCCGCAAGCACTCCATAACATTTTTTGTAAACTCAATAAACCGTGGTGAACCGTATGGAAAACCTAGGGTTTCCCCTGCATTGGCTAGTCCAGTAACACCAATTCCCATACGTCTTTTGGCAATAGCTTCAACTTCTTGTGCATCTAAAGGGTACGTAGCGTAATCAATGACGTTATCCATAGCCCGCACGACGGGCATAATATCATTACTGAATTCAACGTAATTAAACTCGTAACCAACATCTAGTTTTTGTACGTATTTTACAAGATTGAACGAACCGAGTAGACATGCACCGTTGGGTGGTAACGGCTGTTCCCCGCATGGATTGGTGGCTGCAATACTTTCGCAGTACTTGAGGTTGTTGAAGTCATTAATTCTATCAATGAAGATGACTCCAGGTTCTGCCCAGTCCCATGTGCTGCGCATAATCTGTTCCCAAAGGTCTCGCGCAACGAGTCTACCACGCTTTTCACCGTCATGGTGTAGAGTGAAACTACCTCCATCACGTACCGCACGCATGAAGTCATCAGTGACTGCAACGGAAATGTTGAACGCGGTAAGTTTGTCGGAGTTTTGTTTGGCATGTATAAACTCTTGTATGTCGGGGTGGTCAACTCGTAGTACGCCCATTTGCGCCCCGCGTCGATGTCCCGCAGATGAAATGGTTTTACACGCAGCGTCGAACATTCCCATGAACGATACAGGTCCGGATGCGATAGAGTCCAAGGACTTAATGCGGTCACCATTGGGTCGTATGTTGGAGAAGTCATAACCCACTCCACCGCCCAGTCGCATTGTGTGGAATGCGTCACTGTGTGCCCCTAGTATACTATTGGTGTCATCATGGATAGTGTCGATGACAAAACAATTGTATGGTGTGACTTCTCGGGCACTCCCTACGGCGGATTGAATACGCCCTCCCGGAAGAAATCGTTGTTCATTTAAGATAGACCGAAACTCTTTAAAGTGTTCCGGATTATCAGTCAGTGCCCCAGCTACTCGATTGGCAAACTCTCGAAAGGCTTCACCTTTTTGTCGGTATTTCCATGAGTGTATCCATTCTCCAATCTCAGTGCTTGGCCCCACGGTCTACCTCCTTTTCTTTTATAGTAAGGCAATGAAAATTATTTGTTGGGATAACATGAAGTGTACCATCAGGTTCTGAAAGCCACATTACAACGTCGTTTACTTCTATTCCTTCCGCTGTAAACTCACTACTACTATTATCTTTCCACACTACTCGCACTATATTAATTGTTTCTTTGGTCGGTAATTCAACAATGTTCATTGCTGAGTTCCTCTATTAAAGCCATGAGATAGTGTTTTGCTTTTTCAAGGTCTTGCTTCGGGTGTCCTTTTCTTCTGTATCGTTGAAGGTACTTTAGTACGTTACCGTACAAATAGTTTTCAAACCCAGAAGCATTAGGGTGTGACCATGAACGTACAACATCCCATGGTTGTATTGTTGTGTTAAGGTAGTGATTGCCACCTATCATTTGGTTCTTCATCTTTTTTGTAACACTATTCATTCAAGGTTTCCACAAAATAGGTTCATCAGCTAGAGGCCCGCCCTTACATTCATCTACGTGACGTAAAATCCTAGCAACTCGGGCATTCATTAGCGCTTCATCAACATAGTGTCCAGTAATAAACTTTTTTCGGTACGTTGGTTTGGTCCATGCTTCTTGATAACGTTGAAGCACGGCGTGCCACAGTTGGTCGATACGCGCGCCGGACCTTGGAAGACAAGCATCAGCGCCTTTGACTCCGCACCCCGGACACCCCTTGTACCCGTCTACAGTATCCCCCGTTAAAGTTTGCCACATCCAAAAGTGGTTAGCTTCAGCCTCAGTACTGTCATATCGGTCAATTGTACCATTATGTCGTATCCTAATAAATTTACCAGGAACCGTGCGGATGTCTTTATCTGTACTAACAGCGACCCAGTCATCACTCTTAGACATATGCATACCAAGGATGTCATCCCCTTCAACGTAAACTCCCGTTTCATTAGGAAATTTATCTTTTAAATAAGCTTCTATCTCATAATAGTGTTCGGGCTTTTCTGTTTTGCGGTTGTGTTTGTACATGGGATGCACACGTCGCCTAAAGTTATCTAGGCTAGGACAACTGAATGCTAGTTTGGCGGTAGTACATTCGGCTACC